TTCATAATCAGCTCCTCTTGTACCTCAATTATCTTCAAAAGGGGATCTGTGGCTGATGATATTGCCTGATTCTTTTTAAGTGATTCTGGAGCATCTGAGGAGCTTAGAAGCCATTCGGGGGAAACATTCAGGTATTGGGAAATCACAAGAATATTGTCTGAACTTGGTTTATTGGCTCCAGATAGGTATCTGGAAAGCACAGAAGGGTTAATCCCTGTGGCTCTGGCAATATCCGCAGAACTACAGCGTTTCTCATGCATTGCCTGTCTTAATTTTTCAGGGAAATCGCTCACGGCTTTTAGATATTGCAATAATGCAATTAAATTGTATATAATTGCAAATGTGTAAGACTTAAATCCGTGAGAATTATACCATTGGGAGGCAAACAAATGAACCGAATTTTAGCCGTAGCAATCTTAGTAGGAATGACAGGATGCAGTTACACGCAACCGTATGTGACGAACATTTCACCTGCGGGGAAGAACGGAATCTTGGTTGAGAAATGTAAAATTCAGATGAACCAATTAACCACGCAGATTTCTGATTCAAGTTGCAACACAAGTTATGTTTGGTTGGGTGGTGAAGGTGGAAAAAATAATTCTGAAGAGGGGTCTAATCCAAACAACAACGTCATTACGATTAAGTAGCAAAGTTTTAAAGTTGTAGCTAAGATTGAAGTAGAAGTTTAACTGAATACAAAAGCCGATTAATTCCTTCGGGAGTTTTTCGGCTTTTTTTGTTTTAGAGGGATTTTTGATTTAGGCAATCTTCAATAATTTTTCATATTGCCTCGCCCAACCTGTTGGGGGTTTTAAACAAATATTATCGGCTGTAACAAAGGCACAGACATTTTCCATTGAGTTCCTTGCGCAGTTATTTGGAATTCGATACCGACATCCATATGTTTGGCAGGGTGAATCTTGTGGGTTTAGAGGGGCAGTAGGTCCAATTATTAATTGATTCATTAATCTTACTGTAACACTTATGGGCGATTTAAGTAAAAACTTTTCAAAACTGGAAATCATGTGCCCTTGTTCCTGTGGTGCAGACAAGATCAGTCCTGTTTTGATTGAGAAGTTGCAAAAGGTCAGGAACATCATTGGCAGACCCATAATCATCACCAGTGGAGTGCGTTGCGAATTTTATAACGCAAGTATTAAGGCAAGCATGAACTCTAGTCATATTCCAGATGAGCATGGAATCGGAAATGCTGTGGACATAGCTTGCACAAATAGCAAAGACAGATACGAATTGGTTGAACTTGCACAAAAGTTTTTCAAAAGGATCGGTATATCGGGAGGTTCATACGGGGGGTTTGTTCATTTGGATGTGGATCGGTCAAAGGTTCAAGAAGTGATGTGGCTTTATTGAAAAAGTGGAAGCCCTTCTTTTCAACCTAACTAGGGAGGAAAGGTATTCCAGAAGGGCTTCTCAGGAGGGACAAGAGTTGCCCTTGACATAACTCTTGACCAAATGAAAACCGCGCTGATGAATATTTCTATTCACTTGTCGGCACAGTTTAGCGTTTCAACATTAAGCAACAATTAATTAGTAATTAATTACCACTAATTAAGTTTGGGTAATTAAGTTTAGGTAATTAAAAATTCTTAATTTTTAGGAGTAACAAATGGAATTATTAAATTCTTTTTTAGGACAGGGAATGATTGCACAGATTGGTGAGATTGTTCTCTTTGCTAACACGGTAACAATGGCAATGCCAACACGGTGGAGAGGAAACATGATGATGGACTACCTTTCAAAAATCCTCAACTACTTGGCTATGAACATCGGTAAAAACAGAAACATGGATGACATATGACATCACTGGTCACATTAGGTGGAATCCTCGTCCTATTGGCTTTGGGATTTTGGTGGGCTGTTAATACAGGGAAACGCTTGAACCAAGCTGATGCCTTACGGGAACGAGTGGATAAGGTTGCGAATGTGAATGAGTTTAATCGGAGAGAAGATGAAGAGGTTAATCGCCAAATACAAAACGCAGGGGATCATCCTAGCCCTGTGCGTGCTCCTTGGTTGCGTCCACGGGATTAGTGGCAAAGAACTTTTCCCTATTCACGCAAGACCAATACTACCTAAAGCAGTGGTGCAACCAGAGAAAACTTTTGTTCCTTGTGGTGATCACTATCTGTGTGTGACACCTGAAGATTTAGAGGGACTCCGCATTTATCTTTTGTCTATGCAATCTCTACTTAACAAATACGAGCACGCTACTGAAGTGCTCAACGATTAAATGGTTAAAACAATTTTTATATTTGCGTTGGCTCTATTCATTACTTTATTCACTATGTGGAAAGTTGAAGCAAGCCCACCTCTGCCTGATGTTGGACAGTTAGTTCGCCCACCCTATGTCATCCAATACCAGCAAGCAAATCACGCTGTGTTTGATTATGGCGGTCTTGAGTTTTTGTTTGTAGTTACAAGAATGCCAACACCTTTCCCTCAATGTAATGCAGTTAGAACAATAGGGAATGAACTAATGGTGGTTGGTGGTAATCCATTTGGTTATGTCTTCTTTACAAAAATCTTTCCTGTTGCATTTAAAACTGATCACAACCCACTTTGGAACGATTTGGTAAAGAAGTCATGCAGAGAAGGTTGCGAGTGAGAAGACACAAGCAAAAGAATAATAACAGATGGGTCGGTGCTAATGAATTTTTAGCATCTGATCCTACTGATGAAACAAGATCGGGTATTCCATCACACTTTCAAGCAACATTAGATCAATTGGAACAACTTTACGATGGATTGCAACTTCACTATGGTAATGAACGATTGGGGAAGAAATGGAAGTTAAAGTAAAGAGCAACATGAAAGAAGCATTGCGGAACTTAGGAACAGTTCATAAGAAATATGTTCAGAAGGCATTGGTTACATCACTGAATAAAGTTGGGGCTGAAGTTGTCACTCAAGCCAAAAGAGAATTGAAAGAGGCAACGGGACTTAAAGCGGGAGTCGTTGCAAAAGGAATGAAAAAGGATAAGGCACGCAGGGGTGATGAAGAATACTCAATATTCATCAAATCACGCTACCTAAATGTGATTGAATTTGGAGCAAGACAAACAAAGAGAGGTGTGTCGGCAAAGGTATGGGGTAAAAGAAAAATCTATCGTGGAGCTTTCATTGGTAGCGGAAGAAATTCTGGCAAGCAGTTGGTCTTTAAGAAATCCAAACGCAATCCAAAAAGGATTGAAGCAGTTCACGGTGCATCATTACCAAGAGAGTTTGAACGACAAGACATGGCAAAAATATTTAACAAGAAAATAAAAACACGGTTCCCAATTCTATTTAAACGGGCACTGGAATTTCATTTGATGAAAGCACAGTCACGTTTGCGTTAGATAACCCACTGGGCTTCGTCCATTTTTTGTTCTCTTTTAAAGGGACACAACCAAGATTAAAAGAAGGAGCAATAGGTTGGTTCTCCCTCTGGGCTTTATTGAAAAATTCATCATGTTTAATAACACACTCACGTTCACTGTGGAAGACTTCTAATACTTCTCCATACTGGACTTGGATAGGAATAGTTGAAAGGTTGAGATGTACAACCATGAGTAACCAGATCATAATTTTATTTAAACGGGCGGTGGAATTTCACATGTTAAAGACAAAAGGGCATATTTAATGAGATCTTTTAAACCTTATCCAATAAAAATACTCTTAGCATCTCTTAGCATTTCTTTTCTTTTCATTGCCATCTTGTGTTCCAAGTAAAGTTTGTAAATTAAAAGACCAATTGCTAATGAAAAGATCGCCACGATTACATTAAACATGGTTGACTCCTTTATTGTTTTAGGTCTTGAGGTTTGTTGAGTTAGCCATACTTCCTTATCGATATAATGGTTCTATATCTAAAGGGGAGATTTATTAACACCTTTAAACATAATAGTTTAAGGTACTTGGTCAACTTGACCCACTACGGGTCGCAGCGGGCGAAAAACAGCTAGGTTTTTGACACGGGAGCTAGTTAACTAGTGGGGTGGTTTAGGAAAGAAATAATCAAAGAGAATAAGGAAAAGGATGATAGAAAAACAAACTATCGATACACCCAAAGTCGCTAATGAATAGGGAGAGTCGGTCGTAAACATCATAAAAAGAGAAATAGCAATAATTACGACAAGGATTCCTCTGAGCAAAGGCTTGTTCATTAACAAATTATAACACCTTAAAAAAATGACTAAAACAACTGAAGAGAATTTAAGTCAGAGCAAATATGCAGAGCATAGAAATGTGACCAAAGGTTACATTGCAAGATTGATTAAAGAAGGTCGGTTGCATCTCATTAAAGGCAAGCTAAATGTTGAAATGAGTGATGCAGAACTGGATAACAAATCAAATGATAATAAGGCTCCAAATTATTGGAGTGAAAAAGCGTTACATGAAAAAGCAAAACGTGAACTTGCAGAACTGGACTTAAAGCTAAAACAAGATCAGCTTGTAGAAGTTGATCAAGTAGGACTCCACCTAGATTTAATATTTTCCGCAGTCCGACAACGCCTACTAGCTACTCCAAGCAAGATTGCTCCTTTGGTTCATGCGGAAGAATCGGTTGGTGGTGCTCGTATTGTATTAGAGTCGGCAGTATTCGAGGTATTGAGTGAGTTATCAGAATTTGTCCCCGTTGAACAAAAGACTGCGAAGGTCAATAGAGTTACTAAAGCCACCTCCAAAGCAAACGGTCAGCGAATGGGCGGTTAAAAACAGAATATTAAGTTCAGAAGCATCTGCGGAATCGGGGAAATATCACTTAGCTCGTGCTCCTTTTCAAAAGGGTTGGCAAGATGCTATATCCAACCCACGAATCCACACGATAGTTGGAATGACGTCTGCCCAAGTTGGAAAGACTGAAACATTTCTAAATAACCCTGTCGGTTATTTTATAGCACAAGACCCTGCACCTATATTGGTTATTCAACCAACTTTAGAAATGGCACAAACATGGTCGAAGGATCGGTTTGCTCCAATGTTAAGAGACTCCCCTGCGCTTAAAGATTTAGTCCAAGACCCACGAGCAAGAAGTTCCAACAACACTATCCTTCATAAAACATTTGCGGGTGGTCATATCACTATGGCGGGAGCTAATAGTGCAAGCTCACTTGCATCACGCCCAATTCGTATTGTTTTCTTGGATGAAGTAGATCGTTTCCCAACATCAGCGGGAACGGAAGGTGATCCTATAGCACTAGC